AACACCTCCACCAAACAACGCCTGGGCCCGGCGTCAATAGGGTCATGCGCTTGCTGGATATGCGTACTCCCCGACCAGCTTAGCCCACTGATATAGTGGGTTTTTTTTGGCCTGTAGTTTGATATACTAGGAGAAATCTGTTATTAGAACTGATCGGGGCTATGATGATTGAGCCGAATGCGCGGGCGGTGTTTAACGTGGATGTTAGGCCAGTAGAGCGGGGTAAGGATTGATATGGCGAGACCCGTAGGCAGACCAAGAACAACAGTAGAAGACCTCCCGCAAGACTGGAAGCAGATCATCATGGACTGTGGACAAGAAGGCGGGAGCGCGGTTGAGGTACGGTGCTTGCTTGGCATAGGCGAGTCAGGATATGGAACTTTGCTAGAAGATTCGGCAGAATTTCGGCGAACCGTAAAGCGAGCGCAAGACTTATGCCAAGTTTGGTGGGAGCGTCAGGGGCGTAAAATGACGACTGGCGCAGACGGCAATGCGACCGTGTGGATCTTTAACATGAAGAACCGGTTTAGCTGGCACGATAAGCAGCAGCTTGACCACAGCAGCACTGACGGCAGCATGACACCCACATTTGCCAGCATGTATGGCAAGCCTCAGCCGAGCGAGTAGTGGCATCTCTAAATCCCAATCTAGCTGACTTCTGGTTTGATGGTGAGCCATGCCCGGAGAATTTCATCAAAGTCCGGAACCGGGTACTGTACGGCGGCAGAGCGTCATCTAAATCTTGGGAGTATGCCGGGATGGCTGCGTCTATCGGCGCGCAATGCAGGACTAGGTTTCTGTGTGTTCGTAGATTCCAGAATAAAATAAAACAGTCAGTCTATACCCTTGTCAAGAATCAAATTGAAAACTTTGATCTTCGGGGCTATGAGATACAGGCAACAGAAATACACCATGGAAACGGCACCAACTTCACGTTTTACGGCATTGAGCGCAATACTGATGAAATCAAATCATTCGAAGGCGCGGACATTCTATGGATTGAAGAAGCCCACAACCTAACTAAAGAGCAGTGGAAAATCCTGGAACCAACGATCAGGAAGCAAGGCTCAGAAGTGTGGATCAGCTTTAATCCTAAGTTTATGACTGATTTCATATACCAAAGGTTCATCATTGATCCACCGCCAAACACCCGGACGAGGTTTATTAACTACCCTGACAACCCGTTCCTGTCTGATACCATGAGGGCGGTGATCGAAGACAAGAAGATTGAAGACCCGGACGAGCATGAACATGAGTATTTAGGCGTACCCCTCACTGACGATGAATCATCAATCATCAAACGGTCATGGATTGAGGCGGCAATAGACTCACATCTCAACCTAGAACTGGATCTCTATGGTGCCAGGAGTGTTGGCTACGATGTTGCAGATTCGGGCGACGACAAGAACGCTACTACCGTATTCAATGGCTCTGTCTGCATTGACTTAGACGAATGGAGCGCACCCGAGGATGAGTTGAATCAGTCAACTAAGCGGGCATGGTCAAAGGTAGGATCGGGGTCTCTGATATATGACTCAATCGGTGTGGGTGCTCATGTAGGCTCGACACTCAAAGAGATGGGCAAGCATGACAGATATCACAAATTCAATGCTGGTGGCGCTGTTATCAGGCAGTCTACTGAGTATGCACCGGGCATTATGAACGGCGAGAAATTCGAGAACCTGAAAGCCCAGGCATGGCAGGACGTATCTGACCGGCTAAGGAACACATACAATGCAATCAACAAGGGCATGCCCTACCCGGCCAGCGAACTGATTAGCATAAGTTCTGAGCTTCCGCACCTTGAGAGACTTAAAAGAGAGCTATCAACACCCCGGCGAAGCTTCAGCAAACGGGGGCTAGACATGATTGAAACCAAAGATCAGCTATCAAAGCGCAGCATCAAGTCTCCCAACTTGGCTGACTCGTTTATCATGGGGGCATGCCCTCACTTAGTCACAATCGACAGACCCTCAATCCGTTCATTGTAAAAACGTTGACACACGGATATAATTGAGGTAACGAAAACAGGCAGGCCGACTATGTTTGGATGGATGAAATCAGGATTCCGACAAAAAGAATCACGCACCGGCGCTGTCATGTATCGCGGTATGCCCGAAGCCCAGTGGACTCCACGTGACTATCGACTATACGCTGACGAGGGCTATCAAAAAAACGTCATTGCGTACCAAGCTATCAACAAGACTGCCCAGGCTATTGCGACTATCCCATGGATTGCTCGCCGCCCGAACGGCGAGGAGCTAACTGACACGCCATTCCTGCGTCTGATTAACAACCCTAATCCAATGCAGTCTCGCTATGAGTTCCTGCAAGCCCTGGTCGGTTTCTATCGTATAGCAGGCAACGGATACATCGAACGAGTAATGCTCGGCGCAAATCCGCGCGAGATGTATGCACTACGGCCTGACCGGATGACAGTTAAAAAAAGCCAGACTGGGTTCCCAGGTGGTTATACTTACCGGGTAGGGCAGGACAAGACAGAGTGGGAAGCTGACACATCTAATGGACTCAGCGATATTCGTCACCTGAAGGCATTCAACCCGCTTGATGACTGGTACGGAATGAGTCCTATCGAGGCTGGTGCCTACGCTGTCGATCAGCACAACGAGACAATGAAGCACATTCAGGCTCTGCTACAAAATGGGGCAAGCCCGTCGGGTGCCATGGAGTCAGACAAAGACCTTAGCCCCGATCAGTTCAACCGGCTCAAGGCAGAGATCGACGAGAAGTACACGGGCAGTCGTAATGCCGGTCGACCGATGCTGCTTGAGGGTGGCCTGAAATGGACACAAATGGGCATGTCGCCTGCTGACATGGCAATCATTGAGACCAAGTACAGCGCAGCGCGTGACATATCGCTTGCCCTTGGCGTGCCGCCCTTGCTGCTCAACATACCCGGCGACTCAACGTACAGCAATTACCGGGAGGCTCGGCTAGCGTTTTATGAAGAGACGATAATCCCGATGATTCACTACATCAGGGATGAGCTTAACGGCTGGCTGTCTGAATCTTTCGGCGGCATATTGCTGGACATTGACCTCGATCAAGTACCGGCGATTGCTGAGAAGCGGAAAGAGCTGTGGACCATGGCCGACCAATCAACCGACCTGACGATCAACGAGCGCCGTGAGATTAAGGGTTTTGAACCCACTACTGGCGGCGAAACGATATACATACCGTCCAACAGCATACCTCTTAACTTTGATATTATTGATCCAGATCAAGACCCTGAAGACGCGGCGGCTGAAGCCTTTGGCGATGGTGCTGTGCCCAGTGTGGCAGGCAGTGATAAAGTGCAAGACACTGCACTGAACGGTGCACAGATCAGCAGCTTGTCTGAGATCGTGCAATTAGTTGCCAATGGTGAACTGCCGTATGAGTCTGCAATAGCATTAGTGAACGCAGCATTCCCTGCTATTAGTGATCAAGTTGCACGTGACATGATTAACCCAGCCAGAGCATTCACCCCGAGGGTTGACGATGGCAACACTAACGGGTAACAGCAGGCAACGAGAGCAGCGGTTACAGAGCCTATTACTTGACCGACTGGTGTTGCGCTATGAAGTACGCCTGCGACGTGAGATACGTCGATCAATGAACGAGGCGGCCAAGGCTGTTGATAATGGGCAGCCAGTACCGGCATCTGGTGATCACGATCAGCGCATCAAACAAACCCTGACAACACTCTGGGATACTACGGCCAGGGAGTTCAGCGAGCGCATACTCGGCAATCAAAAAGCGACAATCACGGCGACTCAGATCATGGATGGAATAATGGCTGAGTGGGTGAGGGAGTACGGCACCCAAAAGATCAAGCAGATCACAGAGACCACCCGGGCAGACATAGCCCTGATCGTGAAAGCTGGAATCAAAGAGGGCAAGTCAGAACGTGAGATCGGCAAACTGATACGTGCTATCGCAACGACGAAATCAGCAAGCCGCGCCCAGACCATTGCCAGGACTGAAACCCACGCAGCAAGCCAGGCAAGCGCCAACGCGAGTGCACAAGCCACAGGTATCGAGATGCAGCGCGTATGGGTAGCCTCGAACGGTGAGCGTACTAGAGACACACATAGAGACGCTGACGGCCAGATGGTGGGGATGAATGATACATTCACGGTTGGCGGCTCTGAGTTACGATACCCTGGTGACCCCAATGGCCCGGCTGCTGAGGTTAT